CACCAGCAGCACCCATCTTCATCGTTCCATCACCAGACTTCTTCGCAGTCTGAACACCGAAGGTAGCTAAGACCCCAGTGAAGACGGATGCGATGAAAGTAGGATCAAGTTTCTGCTCAGGGATTCCGAGGGCAGCAGGCAACTTAATGTATGCAAGGGTAAGAATACCACCAGACCAGATAAGAATACCAAGTCTAACCATTGTGCTGATCGCTTCTAACTGACCTTCATGATCAGTAGCAGCATCCTTTAGTTTAGCAAACGGACCTTTCTTTTTCTCTTCCTCTTTCAGAGGTTCTTTTACTTCTTCAGACATAAAAATAGAGGAGCCTAGGCTCCTCTATTTAGGGTTCCATGCACGCCACTTGCTCTTTGTCTGGAAGCAAGAAACCAGGCGGGAGAGAGATCCCATCCGCACCACCAGTTCTTATGGAAAAACTGGAAACCCGAGGGGTCGTTGACCCATCCCGACCAGGGTTGTTAACGTGTCTCCATCACGGGCATAAGGGGATTGACTCCACCAGGATAAGTTTTGAGTCGTTCCAGGACTAGTCAAACTTACGATACGCACCGACTTCGGGGTCGGGGTCTAACCACTTTGCATACTCGGGATCTTCCATGGCAATCTCGAACTGCATACCGTTATCACAAAGATACATGTCTTTGTAACGCTTGCTCCACTCGTTCCACTTCTGGATACGATAGTCAGGCATACCGTTGAGATCGATAGTGCCTACAGTAACGAAGCGATAGGGGAAACGTTCAAGGTAAACTTGAACCTTAGCATCCGTCGTCGTGGTTGTAGTAGAGATCGGCATAATCATCTGGAATGAGAGAGGGATCCGCTGGGACCATCATTATCTTACTACCATCTGGTCTAACAATGCAGTAGACCTGACCAGTTTCACAACTGTCTACCATTTCCTCAAGACGCTCTTCTGCCTCTGCTTCTGTAACTTCGATGATTTCCATACCTGAAAAAAAGATTAGGTGGATCGGAATGACAGGATTCGAACCTGCGACATCTCGCTCCCAAAGCGAGTGCTCTACCAAACTGAGCTACATTCCGTTGTTTGTATATTATAAAACAATACTATAAATTAGTCAAGTCATAAATGTTGTTATACTATATCTGGTTCCACTATTTACTTTATGTACGCCATGTTCTTCACATCCAAAAAACAAAATAAAGTCATTGTGATTTAAATTTATAATATTAGATTCTTCATTTAGAAAAAAATCTCCACCATCACACTCATATTTCAAACAAAGAATAGCAGTGAATATAGTATTGTCATGATGCTTATCATAATAATCCCCTTCCTCATATTTGTTCAGGAGAAATGACATATTTTTAATGTTCAGGTAAAGTCTCCTAATCCAGGAAACTTCTATTTGTGTATTGAAATTAGGATTAGTAAAAGAGTTTACTAAAAATTTCATAGAAGGAGATTGATTGTAGTCTTTTATGAACTTGGATAGGAATAATCCCTTGGCTTTTCTTAGAATTATATTATCCTTTGTTGCCTCCTTAAGTCCAGAGTCAATTAATTTATCATCCAAAAAATTAATCTCACTTTCAATAGCGTTTAATTCATCTTGGGATAAAAAATTTCTTATAACAAAATGCGGTGATGGCGTATGATAAAATTCAATCATATTATTACTGTGTGACCAACCAAGTTTCATGAGCATTGGTTCTTGATGGGTAACTTACACTACATTCTATATCATAATAATTAATTTGACAACCTCTCTTTGGACCAAGATAAACTTCTGGTTGTTGTTTGTCACACTTGAAGAAGTGAGAAGAAAGAGAAGATGATTGATAGGGAACTCTTCCAAGTTTTTCTGGAACATAGTTCCATACATTATACATCAGAGTCCATCTACCAGCACTACCAATAGTAACACCATGTAAGTATCTAGAATCAAATGTAATGAACTTCCCCTCACCAGGAACAGAGTAGACAACTTCAGATGGTTCACGAGGACCAAACTGATATTCCTCCTCACCAAGTTGCGATACGTTGGTAATCACGGTAGGAGATATATGATTGTTCAAGTATGTCACTGTAGATACAGATGGAAGAATCATCTTTCTAGTCTCCCATCTGATATGCTCATCACAATCAAAGTGGAACCCTAGCATCTTATCATCTTCGGCAAAGTGGTGATACCACCATTCAAATCCTACTGTATCTGGATAGTCCTTTGCAAGATAGAAGTCGAAACAATCTTGAATATATCTTTCCACAGAATTCTTTGGCGTATCATTCAGATACAACCAATAGTTTTCATGGTGACTCTGATTCTCCATGGACTTGCACTCCCCTAAAAGAAGACTGGCACTCCAGGAATCTATAATCTGGTCATAGGAGGATACGTTCATCTAAATTCAACGTCACTTAATCTAGTAGTTCTTTTTCTTTGTGGGTCTTTACCGACACCAAGGTCTTTCTTTTCTTTTGGGTTGCCAATTTGTTCAACTAAACTCAAGTCAAAGGCACCAATAAGAGTTCCTTTAACGTGGGTTCTGTTTTCACATTTGCATGTTTGGAAATCCCAATCATGTTTGGATGTAAGTGTGGTGTTACATCTCTTGCAGCGTACTGTTGTCATCTCTCTTCTCTATATCTATGAACATAAAAATCATGTCTTCATCAGAATAATTGTGCCCCTCATGAACGTGATCCATAACATCGTAAATTTTAGGTTCACCTGCTACCCAGGTAACTTTTTCATTTTTCCAAATCATATAGCAGTCTGTTGGGTGTACCAAAAGAGGAATTTGAATTCTTCTATATGATTTTGGATATACAGGTGGATCTTTATGTGGACCCAATACTGTTCCAGGAGTAAAACATGCTATAGTTGCCATCAGAACTTCTGAGGAATCTAATATAGAAAAGATCTCAGGATCTTCAACTACACTCGATCGGACACCGTACCAAAACTTACCGTGTCCCTTCAACCAACAAAAATAAATGTCTTGGTTAGAATACCCAACTGCAGTTGGAGCTCTTCTAAACGAAAAGTCTTGCTGGATTGCCCAGGTATAAAGTTTTTCTACATCAGACTTTTTCATATGGGAGATACTGGATTCGAACCAGTGACTTATTCCTTGTAAGGGAACCACTCTACCGCTGAGTTAATCTCCCTGGCGACTCAGGTTGGGGTCGAACCAACGACCGACTGCTTAGAAGGCAGTTGCTCTATCCACTGAGCTACTGAGTCAAATGAGTTCAGTCGAACTCTACGAAAACAGGTTCGTAATCCTTAATGATGCACTTGTATGCTTCATACAATTCCTCTGCAACATCTACTTCTCCGTCCTCGCAAAGGCGATGGAGGGCATCGATGATATCGTCGGAACGATGGCGGATTGAAATCGTGGTCATGGTCCTGTCCTCCTGAACTCTTTAAGTATACAGGACCACTGGCACTATGTCAAGGGGTCCCCTGGTCTAAAAGCAAAATAGAACTGATCTCGGGTTCTTCTATCCATTCGTACCATTCCTCATAAATCGCATATAGATCTTCAAGTCGATCATCTTCGTTCAATTCAGACATACGTTCACCCGCCCATTGAATCATATCAGCAGCAAGATCCTGGATATGTTTCGGACAGTTTGCCATAGTAGTCTTTCCTCATATACCTACCAAGAATGTTTGAATTATAGAACGCAGGTTCGTTATTCAAACTTTCACTCAATACATTATTTATGAACAGTTGACGGGTCTCCTCATAATTACAAAGACCTTTAGTCTCATGAAGACTTAGTATGTCTCGTTTAAAGGCATAGTTCCCCACCTCTTTACGCTCGTCATTAAGCTCATCACAGCTGCCGTAGTATCTCTTCCAGTCGCTTTCACTTCTAACTCTCCTACTTTTACCTCTAGGCTTTCGTAGCGACCAGAAATACTTTCGACCAATATAGCGCCGACCAGAAAGGACGTTAGTGATACAGTAGACAAAACCATAATGTTGCCCAATGTCTTCAGAAGTGAACGGTTTACCGTTATACATCCAGGGGTTTTCATAATCAATCTGGGTATCCGTCATCGTCATCGCTAGCATAGTATTGGTAGTCAGATTTGTCAAGGTAGGAATCTTTATCTGCATAGACTTCCACCTTCAATTCTGCCAAGAGTTCTTCTAACTCCTGTACCAATTGTTTTAGTCGTCTCTTCTCCATAAAAATATCCCCGACTACTATATGTAGCGGGGATTACTTTTAACCTTTTCGATTGTATATTGGTTTGCAAGATAAAATACTTTCAAACCACTCTCGTAGGTGTATTCGATAACAAGACCAGTACCTACACCCCCTATAAGTTAGTTGGTAGCAGGCAGGTGGTCTGTTGTCGCTATCTAAATCGTCTGAATGATAGCGATACTCCATATCACTTGTTATAAGTGTGACCGCGATAGCAGAAAGTACCATGTACTTCATCAGCAACGCCATGCTTGCACTCAAACTTCACGCCACGATATGCAGTGTGATTAATTTGTGCGTCATGAAGTGCGTTAGCCTTTTCGATCTGCTTTTTGATGAGAGTTAGGGTGTTCATTGTAGGTTCTCCTGAAAGAGTAGGGTGATTAGTCCCCGTTCCTTCAGTCGTTTGCGTCCTTGCTATCAAAACAAGAAGGGTCTGTATGTTCCATCCAATGGATAAGAATATCAGCCTTCTCAAAAGGAGTGAAAAGAGTTGTCTCTTGCAGTCCTTCCCTTAACCAATTAAAGTCATCACACTTAAGATGCATCTCAGGTGGGACATGACTAAAAAAGATTAATGCCAGTGATAACATAGGATGAACGCTCCGTTCCGCGACTTACTTGCGACCCAGAAGGGTTGAACGTATCGTCATTATAGTATGACAAAACTATTTACGCAAATAATATGGTTACAAATGATACAGTTTTAACGTTTTTTAATACTTAGTCCGATTGCCCAGTCGTTCCAGTCTCCTGAGGTGTCACTCCACGGGTCTGGAAGTGGATTTGCCAGTCTCTTTTCATCGCTCCCAGTGCCCATGCTTGACTCAGACTCTTGGGACCCTCTAATAATATCTGGGTTTGACATGGAGATAGACCAGCCTTCCTCTCCAAATACTCCTGTCTCCACGACTTCTGGTTTGACTCTGTTTCGCTCATCTTCTTCATCCCATACTTTACCAATCTTTTTTACTTGTCTATCGATGGATGCCATCTCCATCTCAACTTTACCATCTACCCAATGATTCCATAACCACTCCAAAACACCAAGGGCAAGATGGTTGATGGGGAACTTTTGTTTGTTCGCCCATCTCTTACCCTTGGTGTACCAAGTATCTTCACCACCCCATTGGTGTTCGAATTTATAGAGAGAACCCTGAGAAGGTGTCTTTGGTAACGTCTTGTTTGATTCCTCCGATGACATAGGATTCAATCTCCGTTTCTTGCGGAGCGTTTTGCTGACCCTTCGAGTTCAGCCAATATTGGGTCCATGGTAGAGGATTGTTTTTAGCAGGTACATCATATATAGGATCAAATCCAATCGATTTTAAGCGACGGTTTGCAGTCCACTCAACATACTGAGTCAACAGTTTGTCGTTCAGACCAATCATCGATCCATCTTTGAACAGATACTCTGCCCAGGAACGCTCTTCATCAACAGCGTTCTTGTACATCTGGATCACATTGTCCCTTTCTTCTTTAGCGATTTCCACCATCTCTGGGTCGTCTCCTTGATGCCAGTTTTTGATGATGTTCTGAGTAAGGACAAGATGCTGGTTTTCGTCTCGTGCGATGAGAGAGATAATTTTAGCGGATCCTTCCATAAGCTTGAGTTCACCAAACGCAAACGAGCAAGCAAAGGAGACGTAGAACCGAATTCCCTCCAGAATATTGACGTTGACGATTGCCCTGTAGAGTTTTCTTTTGAGGTCATAGCGTTCCCAATTAGCAGTTGGAGAATCTTTCCAGTCGGATTGCCACATGTTCCCTGTGTCATAGAGGTGCGCTGCTTGAATGAGATCATTATAGGCTGCTGTCACCGTAGATGCACGGTCCAAAATCTTACGATCATCTAAAATTGTATCGAAGATTTCACTTGGATCTGGGTAGACGTTCTTGATGATGTGGGTGTAGGAGCGGGAGTGGATCATCTCCATCATCTCCCACACGGTCATAGCAGACTCCAACTCAGGAAGAGAGCAGTAAGGAATGAATGCCATTCCAGGACCACGACCCTGCACAGAGTCCAGCATAACTTGATACTTCAAGTTGCTGGTAAAGATATGCTTTTGCTCTTTGGTAAGAGTGTGATAGTCAGCACGATCTTTCTGGAGGGAGACCTCTTCAGGTCTCCAGAAATATCCTAGTTGTTGCTGAGTAAGTTTATCGAAGATTGGATATTTGTAGTTGTCATATCGTTGGAGTCCTAGAGGAGCACCAAAGAACATCGGTTGTTTTTTAATGTTGACATGACTGGTATTGAATACCGTCATGCCTTCAATGTTCTTTTCCTTTGTCGTAGCTAAAAATTCCATATATCGTAATTAAATCTTACAGGACTCACAATCTTCATCAACTTCTTCGATCTCTTTGAGTAGAGATTCTAGGTCGTTTCTCTTTTGGTCTAA